TAAGGACAACGGCGTTATTGACCCCGATACCGCAGGCGCTATTTTATCTGCACAGAAACCAGGTGCCGGTGGTCGAGGTGGTCCTACAGCGGCACCAGCGGCGGCACCAGCGGCGGCACCAGCGGCCACAGCACCGGGGGGTGGTGCCGGAGCACAACCAGCCCCTACAGGAAAACCACCTAGATACAAAACCGCAGCAGAGTATGATAAAGAAATTGCTAGATTTAGTAAAAATGTAGATCCCAAATTGCCACCAAATGCAAGATTTATTGCTACCTTACAAGCCGAAAAGGCTGCATTGAGCGGCGGTGCACCACAACCAGCGGCACCAGCCGCGCCGGCAGCACCGACTACTTCAGGCGGTAGACCTTACACTCCCCCAGTACAACAGGGTGCTGTTAGTACTGCGTACGAAAACAGTGTCAAATCACAAGATGATGCTATCTTAGAACGAATAAGAAAAGCATTATTTAGATAAACAAAAAGCGCCCCTGGGGCGCTTTTTTAATGCCAATTGCCTTGATAACAGTGCAATAATTCGTGTCCCAATGTGTGCATGGTGGCTCGTTGAGGCACAATGATTACACAACGATTGCCGTCCCAAAAACTGCATGCATTGACTGCAAACCCAAATGATTTACCCATTCGTCGACGATTTTCTGTGTCGCATTCTTGTTGAACATCGGGCACTGGTTTTAACGTGATCGACATCTCCTTGTGGATGTTTTTGTTCATGTCAAACTTTCTATTGGGGTCATCCCAGTTCTGTGCATAAACACTTTGACTCATAATCAGCATTGTTAGCAGTAGTTTTTTCATCATTAACGTTGACCTCAAGTTACTAAGTAGTGTATACTATAACATCAAGGAGTAATTATGTCAACTAGAATTTATGGACCCGAAGAAAAAGCCAAATTGGAACGTTTAATCAACGAAGGCCAAAACATCTTACGTGAAGTTGAAGATCTCAAAGAAGGGCTTAGAGAAACCGTCAAAGCAGTGGCCGAAGAATTGGAGGTCAAACCCAGTATTATCAACAAAGCCATTACCATTGCACACAAAGACAATTGGCGAGAACACGAACAAGCATGGAACGATATTGAAATGATTTTGGGTGTTACCGGACGTTTACCCAAAGATGAATGAACTTTTAAAACCCACTTTTGATTGGATCCGAGATGACTTTAAGTCTAACCGAGTTCGCTTTGCTGTTGAGTTGCTTGCTTGGGCTATTAGTATTGGTTGCAGTATTACTATGGCACTCACAGTCCCCACTCCACCGCTTCTTACTCTTTATCCCATTTGGATTGCTGGCTGTGCTATGTATGCTTGGGCTAGTTGGACTAGGAAATCTTTTGGCATGTTGGCTAACTATATACTGTTGACCACAATCGACACTGTGGGTCTCATTAGGATGCTAAGTAATTAATATAGACTACGGTTCGATCAGCCATAAATGATTACGTTGGTATGTGTAAGCCATAATTTACATAAGGAGAAAACAATTTGTATGTAGACGCATTTTTTCAGCGTGACGCTGATATCATCAAGATAGTTGAACGTAGTAACGAAGGTAAACGAATATTTAAAGAATATCCAGTTCGCTATACGTTTTATCATCAAGACGCCAGGGGCAAATACCAAAGTATTTTTGGAGAGCCTTTATCTCGAGTGGTGTCTAAAAACAGTAAAGATTTCCGTAAAGAACTTGCTATTCACAGCAACAAAAAACTTTACGAAGCAGATATCAATCCAATCTTTTCAACACTAAGTGAAAATTATCTAAACGCCGAGGCTCCCAAACTCAACGTGGCGTTTTGGGACATTGAGGTGGACTTTGATCCAGAACGTGGCTATGCTTCACCCGAAGATGCATTCATGCCAATTACTGCCATCGCTGTTCACCTACAATGGTTAGACACACTGGTCTGTTTGGCCATGCCTCCCAAAGGCATGTCAGTTGAACAGGCACAACAATTGGTCAAAGATATTCCCAACACACATATCTTTGACAACGAAGCAGACATATTAGATACCTTTTTGAATTTGATTCAAGATGCAGATATCCTAAGTGGCTGGAACAGCGAAGGCTTTGATATGCCCTACACTGTGAACCGCATTACCAAAGTACTCAGCAAAGATGATACTCGCAGACTTTGTCTTTGGGACCAATATCCCAAAAAGCGTGAATATGAAAAGTATGGTAAATCAGCCATTACTTACGACATTTATGGACGAGTGCATCTAGACAGTCTCGAACTGTATCGCAAATACACCTATGAAGAACGACATACCTATCGACTGGATGCCATTGGTGAGATGGAGGTAGGGGAGACCAAGACAGTCTATGAAGGCACTCTTGATCAATTATACAAAAATGATTTTCGAAAATTTATAGAATACAATCGTCAAGACTGTGCATTGCTGAATAAACTAGATAAGAAATTGAAGTTTATCGACTTGAGTAATAAACTGGCACATGAGTGTACTGTGTTGTTGCAGACCACAATGGGTGCCGTAGCAGTTACTGAACAGGCCATTATCAATGAGTGTCATCGTAGAGGCTTTCAAGTTCCCAATAGAATAAAACGTGACGAACTTGAAGACACTGCTGCCGCTGGTGCATATGTTGCATATCCCAAAGAAGGATTGCAAGATTGGGTGGGATCATTAGACATTAACAGTCTGTATCCGTCAGCGATTCGTGCGCTGAACATGGGCCCCGAAACCATTGTGGGACAACTACGTCCAGTACAGACACAAGAATACATCAATGAACAGACCACTCTTAAGAAAAAATCTTTTGCGGCAGCGTGGGAAGGCATGTTTGGCAGTATGGAATATGATGCAGTGATGCGTCAAGACAAGGCATTTGACATTACCATTGACTGGGAAAACGGTGACAATGATGTACTGAGTGCTGCCGAAGTGTATCATTTGATTTATGAAAGCAATCAACCTTGGATGTTGAGTGCTAATGGCACTGTGTTTACCTACGAGAAGGAAGGTATTATTCCAGGCTTGCTCAAACGCTGGTATGCTGAACGTAAAGAGATGCAGGCCAAACTGAAAGAATGTATTCAAGCAGGCAATAAAGTTGAAGAAGAATATTGGGACAAGCGACAACTAGTTAAGAAAATTAACTTGAACAGCCTGTATGGTGCTATTTTGAATCCCGGTTGCAGATTCTTTGACAAACGTATTGGACAAAGTACCACACTGGTTGGCAGACAAATTGCCAAGCACATGGCTGGCAAAGTTAACGAAATTATCACAGGCGAATACAATCACGTGGGCAAAGCAGTTATCTATGGTGATACTGACAGTTGTTATTTTAGTGCTTACAAAACTTTACAAAGAGACATTGATAAAGGTTCCATTCCGTGGACTAAAGAAACTGTTGTTAATTTGTATGATCAGATTGCAGATGAAGTAAATGCAACGTTTCCGCAGTTTATGTTAGATGCATTTCATTGTCCTAAATCGCGTGGAGAAGTTATCAAGGCCGGTCGAGAAATTGTTGCTTCAAAGGGACTGTTTATCACTAAAAAGAGATATGCAGTACTGTATTACGACAAAGAAGGAAAACGAACAGACGTCGACGGCAAGCCAGGTAAGATCAAAGCCATGGGGTTGGACTTGAAACGATCAGACACTCCTGAATTTATTCAAAATTTTCTAAGTGACGTTTTGGAAAAAGTCTTAACTGGCACAACAGAGCAAGAAGTATTGGATCATATTACTGAGTTCCGCACTAACTTCAAGGCTCGTCCTGGTTGGGAAAAAGGTAGCCCTAAACGTGCTAACAATGTTTCGGCATATCGAGGCAAAGAAGAAAAAGCGGGCAAGACCAATATGCCAGGACATGTCCGTGCCAGTCTCAACTGGAACACTCTCAAACGCATGTATGATGACAAATACTCCATGAATATCACAGACGGACAAAAGGTCATTGTGTGCAAACTAAAAGCAAATCCGTTGGAGTACACATCTGTAGCGTATCCTGTGGACGAACTGAGATTGCCTAAATGGTTTCAAGATCTACCATTTGATCACGAAGAAATGGAACAGACGATTATTGACAACAAATTAGATAACCTTATTGGTGTTCTAAACTGGGACGTCAAGAGCACCGAAGAAAAAAATACATTTAACAAATTATTTGACTTCTAACAAAAAAACCTATATACTAACACAAAGGAATTATTATGAAAGACATTTTACAAGACATCGTAGCACACACTCATAGTCTAGGCTTTTTGCCGCTGGTTAAAATTTCCAGTGAAGACGAAACTATCATTGAATCAATCGCCGAAGATCGATCAGTAGTGGTGCAGGCAAAGACACATAAATTGGTTGACGAATTCGAAGGTGTATTTGGAATGCCTAACTTAGACAAGTTGGCATTGCATTTGAAAAATCCAGAGTACAAAGAAAATGCAAAAATTGCAGTGGTTAGAGAGCAACGCAACGGCAAAGAGATCCCAACTGGATTGCATTTTGAAAATACCATTGGAGACTTTGTTAATGATTATCGATTTATGGTGGCTGAAATTATTAATGAAAAATTAAAAACTGCCAAGTTTAAAGGTGCCAATTGGGATGTAGAATTTCAACCCAGTATTGCCAGTATTCAACGACTTAAATTACAGGCTCACGCTCACAGTGACGAAACCACATTCCAAGTTAAAACTGAAAATGGTAACTTGATTTTCTTCTTTGGAGATGCCAGTACCCACGCAGGTAGTTTTACATTTCAACCTGATGTCAAAGTTAAATTTAAACACAATTGGGCATGGCCAGTTACTCAAGTTATCAGCATCTTAAATCTGGGCGGCGATGTCACTATGCGTATTACTGATCAAGGTGCTATGCAAATCACAGTTGATTCAGGTCTTGCTGAATACAACTATATCTTACCGGCACAGAGCAAGTAATGAATAAGAACCTGACCGCCCAGCAAAGCGATTACGCATACTTCTTGCCGGCTACGTCAGGTTTCTACTCAACGTTCATAGGCAAACAACGCTATGGAAACTATGTAGATCCTGCACGTATCCCTCCAAGTTTGACCAATGGTGTGGAAAGTCTCAATTATCTAAATCCAGATAAGGGTGCATTTTACTTTGATCATTGTTTATATTCTGCAGGACACGCCAACTTAGATTTGACTAAGCCAGATGAAACCGAAGACATGTTTCGTAATAGAGACCGCAGTACCTCGTGGGTCCTAGGTGACTCAGGTGGGTTCCAGATTGGTAAAGGTGTATGGGAAGGCGAATGGCGTGACCCTACTGGTCCAGAAGTTGCTGCCATGTGGGCAGAAGTCAATGCCAAAGGTGTTGAACTAGTTCCGCAACTGCACCCCACCGGTGATCCCAAGTTAGACAAGAACGGTAATCCAAAGTACACTAAGATCGATCATCCCAAACTGTATCAAGCCCGTTTAGATGCTGCACAGAAGAAGCGTGAACAAGTGTTAACTTGGATGGATGCACTTATGGACTATGGTATGGTGCTTGATATTCCAGCATGGGTTGAACGCAGTCCAGCCGGACGCAAGGCCACTGGTATTGAATCGTATCAACAGGCTGTAAATGCTACACGTTTTAATAACGAATACTTTATTAAGCATCGTAATGGCAACTGCAAGTTCTTAAATGTTCTGCAAGGCGAAACACACGATCAAGCAGATGATTGGTACAATCAAGTTAAAGACTTCTGTGATGCTAAAATCTACGGTGACAAAGCATTTAATGGTTGGGGCATGGGTGGACAGAACATGTGTGATATTCACCTTGTGCTCAAACGCCTAGTGGCTCTGCGATTCGATGGCTTGCTAGAACAGGGTCAACATGACTGGATGCATTTCTTAGGTACATCAAAGTTAGAATGGGCTGTGTTATTAACAGACATCCAACGGGCTGTACGCAAGTATCATAATCCAAGTTTTACTATATCGTTTGACTGTGCTAGTCCGTTCTTGGCCACCGCCAATGGACAGATTTATATCAACACAGAAACTGAAGATCGCACTAAATGGGTTTATCGTATGCAGGCGAGTGCGGATGACAAGAAGTATGCCACAGATACTCGCCTGTTTAAAGATGCAGTATTGCAAGATCTCATATTTGAGAAATTTGAAACAAGCCCAATTATTGATCAATTGCAAATGAAAGATATTTGTATCTATGCACCCGGTGATCTAAATAAGAATGGCAAGGAAGGTAAAACTTCATGGGATTCATTTAGTTACGCATTGATGATGGGACACAATGTCTGGATGCACTTGAACGCAGTGCAAGAAGCCAATCGACAATATGATTCGAGCAAATTGCCTGCCATGTTAGTTGACGAACGCTTTGATAGAGTGTATTATAAGGACATAGTTGATGCAATCTTTGCTTGTGATAACAGAGACGATGCCAATGCAATCGTTAAACATTACAGCAAGTTTTGGATGACTATTATTGGCACACGTGGTGCAACTGGCAAAAAGACTGTCAATGCACACACCAAGGCTGAAGAATTTGGTATTCCTAATGTAGATTTTTCTGACTTGAAAATAGTTAAGAACGAAGAACCTATTGTTACAACTTTTGATAGTTTATTTGAATGACATTACCTGACGAAAGATATCGTGCTGTAGTACAGACACAGAGATTTCTATTAGAAATTCTTAGTACTCCGCGAGTTCCTAAATCTATTAAAGACAGTGCTAGATACTGCTTGCGTCACTATCCCAGCGAATGGGATATGAAGGCTGCAAGTGAATTGGCACCGCATGTGTTTCAAGAACGCATGGAAGATGTAACTAAACTTTTTAAACAATACGAAGAAGGCAAGAAAAATGAAGCGTGATTATTCAGACGGTGTGGCTGATAACGTAATTTTCTTTATTGGCAATGAAGTAGAACATACCCCTGCATTTGGCTTGCGTACACTATTCGTCACTGGAGTTCAAACAGTTGACGCTATTGCTCAACACTTGCAAGGTTGTGAACATATCTTTTTTGGCGCTAATCACAGTTTTAATCCGTCACATAATGATTATGATGGTTGGAAGGCTTGGGAAGACATGATTGAGTACTTCTTGCAAAAAGGCTATCTATGTAGTCTCGACATCCCATTATCAGCAGTAGAAGAATTTCACGATGGCGGATTAAACGAACATTCGAATTTTATTCCGCAAATAAGAGTGCCAATTCCTTATGTAAAACTTTGGAATTATAATACAATGCTTAAAATCGATGACAAAGATTTTAAAGCAACTAATCCCGGTGTGTGGTCCCACAGTCTACACACACTAATGGATCGTAGTAAGTTTACAGACTGGAATCAATATAAGCAGGACAAAGCACTATGAAAACAGAGAAAAGCACTGTAAAGCCTACAGTAAGCAAAGAAGAAGACATACAACAAGATCAATTGTTAGAACTAATGATTAGACAAAATCAATTATTAGAATCTATTGATTGGAAATTATGGGAATTGTATAAATCATTAGTCAAAGACGAAGAATCCGCTAAATGATTATTAAACAAGACATTCGTCCTAACAAGATGATCTGGGTAACCTTCCGTAAAGAAGGCATTCACTGCTATCCAGCAGCCGCAACAGATCCTAATTTGGCAACAGGAGATCAATATGATGTTTCGTTTTTGGCTAATCCTCATCGCCATATTTTTCATTTTAGGGTATGGCTTAGTGTCACCCACAATGACAGAGATGTGGAATTTATACAGTTCAAGCGGTGG